TTGAAATCGTCGGCCTGCGGCTTCGGGGGGCCGGTCCACGTCGCCTTGGCCGCAAAGCCCTTCTGTTCCAGGAACTTCGACAGGCCGCCCGGGTAAGAGACGCGGCCGGTGCCGATCTCTTCCTCGAGCCAGGCTTCGTAAACGACCTGGCAGAAAGGCGTGATCAGGTTGGCGCGACGCCGCAGCACCGTCAGCCACTCGATCGCGCTCGCCATGCGCACGGACGAATACGTCGCCCCGCGGAAGTCGCCGGTGCCCGCCTCGTAGGTGACTCCGGCCCCGGCGCAAATCTCGCGCAGAAGCCAGCCCATGAAGTGGTCGTACGACTGCCCCGGCTGCTTCGCCTCGACGAAATCCATCTCGTCGCCGGGGAACAGGTGCGCGATGCGCCCGTGCTGCGTCAGGTCGATGCTGGCGCCGTTGTACCACTCGCCGGTTTGCGCAGCGAAGCCGGCCACGTCGAGCCCGGCGTCCTGGTCAGTGTGCAGCCCGTCGAACGCCGAGACGTCCTTGATGTTCGACTTGATGACCGCTGCGAAGATCGTCTGAATCAGCGCAGACGTCAGCGTCGCGTCTGCGTACTGATCGACCTGGCGAACGACCTTCAGGACCGTCGCCAGCGGCGAGATCCCCCGGTGCGCCGCCACCGCGGGGTCCTTGAACAGAAAGACGTTCGGCCGGCCGTCGCGGTCGCGCGCCTGGAGCGTGATCGTCTCCGTCGAAGCGAGCATCGTGTTCGCCCGCCGACGAACCCGGTAGGCGATCGGCATGCCCCAGCTGTCGAGCTGAACACCCTGGTGAATATTCCGCATCGAGTCCGACTCGCCGGACAACCTCGACGGGGGGAGCAGCATCACCTTAAGCCGCGACTGCGCCACCGGCCGCTTGACCATCGGGAGCAACCCGAAGATCTCGCCATAGGCCATGTACGAGGCAAAGGCCGCCTGCTGCATCTGCGCAAACGTCATCTGCCCGCCGGCATCGCACTCGAGCGGGTTTCGCGCCCATGTCCGAAAACGAGCTTCGACTTCACGGCCCCATTTTGTGCCGGCCTCGTTGCTCCAGCCGAGGGCTTCGATTTCCGGCCGCGAGGCCATACGGAGCCCCGGGCCCACCGCGCACCCGCTCGTGACTTCCAGAATGCGGCTCAGGAAGCCGGAGTTCTGGATGCCCTCGATGGCGCGCGCCGCCGCCTTGTCCCAGGCCGCGTTGATGTCCTCCGAACGCTCCCGCAGCTGCGGGCGCCAGGCCGTCAACAGCGCGTTGTGGCCCGAGAAAAACGCCGACCGCGCGCCCGAGAGCGCTTCGGCGCCGTCCGGGACCTGCTTGCCGCCAAAGGGCCACCAACCCATCCGGATCACCTGTGCATCTTGCTCACGATGTCCGCGAGGCTTTGTTTCTTGACCGCGGCGCCCTTGAGGTCGCTGTACCGGTTGGCGAAGTCGAAACGGCACAACTGCTTGGCGGCGATCGCGTAGACCGTCGCGTCGAGCGCTTCCGCTTTCCTGTTCTGGATCCGGGCGAACCGAATGACCGGCTTACCCTTGACGATGCGCTGCTCGCGGCGCTCCGCAGTCAGCTGGATGAAGAACTCCTCCTCCAGCACGTTGGAGAACCGAAACGCCTGCTCGACGTCCCGCTCGAGCGGGAGCGACATCAAGATGTCGGTCTTCACCTGGTCCACGCCGACGATGTACAGCGTCGCGGTGCGGTTGCGCCGGCGCTTCGCGCTCGCTTTCAGGATCGGGCGGGGGCCCTCGTCGCCTTTGATCGCGACGATCTTGCGCCCCTGAACCACCTCGCAGAAATCGTAGACCCGCTGCGTGAACGCGCTCGAGTCGATGCACGCCGCCTCGATCCCGATGCTGCGCCCAAGGGGATGGCGCCAGGTCGTCGACAGCAGCGCGTCCAGTTCCTCCCACGTCGACTGGAGGTGCGGGTTGCCGTAGATGATCTGGTGGGCCAGAACGTACCGGTGTCGGCGCGACCAGCCGAGCAGCACCACCTCGATGCGGTCCTGCTGCACGTCCACGCCCGCTGTGAGGTAAGCGACCTCTTCCGGGATGTCCTCGCGCCACCGGTCTACGACCTGGTCCCACGCGAGACCGAAGTCTTCGCGCCGGGCCATCAGCTCGGTCTCGCCGACGTAGTCGATCGAGGCGGTCCAGACCTGCCCGAGCACGGTGTTGACGAACACCTGCATGTCCCCGGGGCCGTTCTTCTCCGCCTGTTCGAACTCCTGGACCAGTTTCACCCAGGAGGCGTTCGCGAACTGCGAGATCAGAGCGTTCAGCCGGAAGCCGGCATGGCCTTTCACGTGCGGCCGCTGCGGGCGCCACTCGCCCGCTTCGACCATCTGCGGCTTGTACTTTTCCTCGATCGTCTCGTTGCAGTGCGGGCACTGCGCGACGACGGACTCAGGATCGCCGCGCGTCCAGCGCAGGTGGTCCCACAGGAGTTCGAACGCCTGCTGGCAGTGGATGCACGGGATCTCGAAGATCCGCTGATCGCTCTCTTCGTAGCGCTTGCCGACGATCGACGTCGCTTCTTCGGTCGGCGTCGACCCCGTCACGATCTTGCGATCCGGGAACGATGTCGTGCGCTTCTCGGCGAGCTTCAGCGGATCGCCTTCCGCCGTCACCTCCATGCCGTCGACCTCGTCGGCGAAGAGGACCTTGGCGGTGTGGCGCCGCAGGTTGCGCGGCGCGCGCGCCGACAGGATCTTCAACGAGCCGCCGCCGAGCAGCACCCGGTGAGTCAGTGTGTTGCGGCCGTCGTACCGGCCGACCGGCATGAGCCCCGCCAAGGCGGGCGTGTCGCGAAACGCCGGGTCGATCTCGTCCACGGCAATGCCGCGGGCGTCGTCGTCCGTCGGCATCAACAGGATGATCGGCGCCGGGTCATTCGCGGCAATCGCGGCGACACTCGCCACCAGGCTCACCGTGAACCCCGTACGCGCGGACTTGATGATCGTGACCCGCTCGAGCACGGGGTCGCCGATCGCGTCGAGGATGCCCCGCTGGAACTTCCACGGCCGGAAGCGCCCCGGCGCCGCCGAGTTTGACGACAGCCGGAAGTGCTGCTCGGCCCAGGCGGAGTATGAGAGTATCGGCGGCGGCCGCAGGCTCTTCGCGACGCTGCGAAAGAGCCGCTGAACAGGGTGCACGGTCATCGCTTGAGCTTCTTGGCGTTCGCGCCGATGACGACCGCCTCCGCCTCATCCGCCATGTCGTTCAGCGTGTCGCGGCAGATGCGCTTCAACTCCTCCGCGTCGTGCGGCGTGAGGTGCGGAATGAAGCTCCGCGCCTTGCCCGGGATCGACAGAACGCCCGCGCGGACAGTTGTGGCGAATTCGGTCCAGCTCGCGGTCACCTCGTCCATGGTCAGGATCTCGCCCTTCAGCTGCGCGAGCTTGACCTGCTGGATTTCACGGTTGACGCGGGTTGCTTCCGCCTTCTCGTCGGCGAGCGATCGGCCGTTCGTCGTTGCGCGGCCGGCCGCCTGCTCCCGCAACGACTTGTGGTACGCGTGCAGCGAGGGCAGGGTCTCATACCGGCCTTTGACTGCCGCGCGGACCAGAACCCCCTTGATGTCCCAATCGCGCAGCGCGCGGGTGGAGACCCCGAGCAGCTTCGCCAGCTCGGCAGCCGAACACGTCGGGGGCACCCATGCCACGCCCTGGGCGCCGGCCTTCGGCATTCGTCACGTTCCCAAGCTTCGCAGAACGTGCCGCGTGACCCTCTTCTCGAGATCGAGCTGAGCGAAGCGTTCCGCCGCCGGCACGTTCGGCCGGGTCGGTTTCGCAAGTTCGTTGGCGAGCACTGCTCCGTAGAGCCGCCGCGCCGGGGACTTCGGATCGTTCGGGTTCTCCCGACGGTAGACCTGGCCGTTCGCGACCCAGGTGCCTGGGAAAACCCGTCGGACGTTCCAGCCGGTCGCCGTTGCGCCGGCCGATGAGCTCACCGCGCCGCCGCGCCACCCCGGGTTCAGATCTCGGGCCCATACGGGATTGCCGTACTCTGCGAGACTTATGGCCTGATCTGCCGTGATGACGTGTGCCGCGGCGTCTCCGCTGGGGCTGGCCCGG